ACATGCGAAGATTAGGGGACTCTTGAAAAAGTTACGACTCAATAAGTATTATGAACACGTTCCTTACATTACCAACATTCTGAATGGCATCAAACCTCCGAGTATGCCACAAGAGTTGGAGGAGTATTTGCGTATAATGTTCAAAGATATTCAGAAACCGTTCGATGACAACTGTCCCAGTGAAAGGAAGAACTTCCTGAGCTACTCCTACGTCCTCTACAAATTCTGTGAACTCTTGGGTGAAGATGATTACCTCCAATACTTTCCACTCCTCAAGTCCAAAGAAAAGTTGTATCAACAAGATGTCATATGGAAAAAGATCTGCCGCGATCTTCGTTGGGAATTTATTCCCACAGTTTAGGTATATGAATTGCCCAAACTATTACGTGTGTCATAAAAATGTGAAACCTGGACTGAAAGTGTGTACTTCGTGTTTTTGGAGTTTCAAGAATGAAATTCTAGAGTTCAAGACTCTTGAATGTACAAAATGTCACATTGAGAGGGAATGTGTCAAACCCCGTAAATGTGACTATTTTGTATGTCTAAAATGTTTTGAAGCCTAAGTGTACCATGAATCCTGAGGATTTTAAGAAAATCAAAGATGCAGCTTGCTCAGTTTGTGAAGAACTCTCCTTACTTCCACATCGATGGGAGACTTCGTGTTCCCACTCAAGAAGTGTTGCTTCAAAGGGTGACAAACTACGATGGTAAGACTGTATCTTTATATGAAAATTGTCTCGATGTTCCAGCTACTTCGGATACCAAGACAGTGGCTTCAATCATCGCGGATCAGCAGTCGATCTACACAGCCTACTACTTCCCCAATGGACAAAGAGAACCTTACAATGGATGGAAGCCTGAAGATGCGGTGAGTTACATCCTGTCACTTTTTGAAGGTAAACAAACTCATACCACGTGGATCTTCAATTGTGTTCGTGAAGAGGAACGAGATGTGACCTATATCTTGGACGCGGGTCATCGTTTCTTCAATCTCTTGCTTTTCCTCGACGACGGATTCGCCGTGAAGGGACGTAAGTGGTCCCAGTGGAAAATCCACGAACGTCAGTACTTTCTCCAGATTAAGATTCAGGTTGCAACTTACCGAAATCTCAATGCGAGTCAGTGCCGCGAGTTGATGGACAATGTGAACACCCAGCTCAGTTTGAGCAAGGGTGAACTCGCCAATACCCATAGTCTCGAAGGGGATGAGTGGCTAAAGTTTTCAAACGGTCTCTTTTCGAGTACAATTGAGGAACGTCTCACTCAAATGTTTGGTGGTAATGATCGCAAGCAACACACAGTCAAGATGTACAATTTTGGAGACAAATTTCGAACGCTGACCATCGGGCAGCCGACAAATTGTACCGGCAAGAATGACTACGAGAAAGTGCGTGTAGACCTGAAGCATTTCTACATTGACCAACCAGACTCTGTCTCCAATAAAAGTAAACTTATCCATCATACAGTAAAAGTCTTGGAACTTTTCCCAGAGAGGCACAAAGGGTGTATCCAGGTGTTCGACACTTACATGTTTTTTCGCTGGGCGTTCATGGGTATGTTGAGGGGAGAAGAAAAGACGAAGGAGTTTCTGGAGGCGGTCTACAACCCCAACGTGCAAAATGGGGCGTGGTACAAAAAGTGGAGGGCTGATGAGGTGAAGTCTGGGCATGGGACGGAAAAAACCAAGACTGATATCAAATACAATATCTACACCAACTTCTGTGATTCTGTATAATTTTCTAGTCTCATTGTAATGAAAGCTAAAGTGATTATTCCACTCAGCAACTCTGGTATCCTCAGTGCCCATGGTTATGAGGGTGTGAAGGATAAGTCCGAACTCGCGCGACACCGCGCGCTCATGCGTGTCGTGCGGGCTGGTGAGCCTCCTTTGGGTCTATTCAGACGCCTCAATGTTCTCATGATTCTCTTTAAGAGAACTGATCCCAAACTCTCCAAGATTTTTAAGAAGGATAGAGATTGGGTGCGCGAAAAGTTATTATAAGATGATTCTCATCGATCGCATCATCCGCCTTCTTCGAAATGATACACACCTACCCCTGAGATGTTTCGCAAACAAGAGGCAACTCACCAATCCGAGAGACTGTTGCAACTGCAAAAACTTCTGTCGAAAACCACCGAACGGTGGAACCCCTGTGTACATAAAAATTGAACCTAAGTATAGACAGAAATACAACTATTACAAATGAACGACGAACCAGCCCTACTCGCCCTCTATGAGTTGGAATCCAAGGTTCTTCCCCACCTGGAGACGATCAATCAAGCCGACCCAGCGGCACACCACTGTCTAGAAGAAGCTCGGACTCTACTCCAAAGGGCTCAAGAAATTCTTCAAGCGGCGGTTCTAGACCCACAGACGCATTACCAGGATTCTCAAAGGTTTTATCATAACTTGGCTCGAGTTCTCCCGATAATGGTACTACTTGAATCCGTCTCACCTCTACCTCCCGATCCGGATGAGGTGGGTAATTCACCAGATACGCCGTCTTCAGACCTGTCAGACGAAGATAGTTATTACCCTGCAACTCCGCCGCGTCGTTCAGAGTTCGAATAGTTTTAAATTCTAGAACAATCTCATTGTCAATAATAATGTCTGCCCTCAAGTTACCAATCACATGCCCCTTAAATGGGATTGGAATGATACGTTCCGATTCGTACCGAATCCCCTTTTCCCTTAGTAAAACCTCCATCGCATTGTGGTATACTCTCTCACTGTATCCAGGACCCAGTTGAGAATATATCTCTCGAGCGAATGCCTCGATGTTCATTAGATACCCATCTATTTAAATCTTTATCTAAAGTAAGATGGTGAATCGTATGAACATCAATAAGCCCCCAGCTGAAAAAAGGAAATCATCGAATAATCTCACCACGATGTTCAACACGAATAAAAAAATTTTAAAACAAAGAAAACTTATCAGAAATTTACCACCACTCCCATCGGGTCTTGGTATGTCTTGTACCCGACCAGGTTACATAAGATATCTGAATGAGATACAAAAATATTTCGAAAATCGACGCTACAACGGTCGAAGAATACACGTGCGTTTTATGGAGTATCACGACGACATGAAAATGGGTGCAATCGCGAACAAGTCGTCCCAGATTATAAACGGAAATCCTTCCATCGTTTTTAATAACAATAGTACACCATTTCCCCAGATAAATGCTAACCCAACTGCTATTTATTACTTCATAATAACAGCACAAAAGCGAGAGGGTAGTGTAGCCCACGCCATTAATGTTCTAGTTGACCCAAATCGTCTTAACCCAAGGATATGGGCTTTTGATCCACATGGAGCGAGTTCCATGAATTCGAATGGTTTCGGAAGTCTTTTACGATCTAAAATTATACCAAGCATCAAGAAATTGTTTGGAAATATTTTAGTAAATCGAACCAATGTCAGGACAATGATTTATAATGGTCCAAATTTACAGGCTAGAAATGAGAGGGGTGTGTGCACAACATTTCATATAAGTTTCTCCGAAGTACTCCTCGATCTTCTGAACGAGAAGATCACGATCTCTGATCTGGGGCGAATCATACCCAACAACCCAAACTTTAGATCTTGGTTTTTAAATCGACCAGGTCCACTTCAGAATGTCATAAACAAAGAAGTGACTAAAGTAAACTTGCCAATATCTCCTATGAAAATGACGATGGGTAGAAGTAACAAACTTAAAAAAGTTCTACGTAAACGATAGTATGTTTATCTCGTGTGTATCTAGACGAGTACATCTACCGACCCGACTCATTAAAGACCTTCGAGAGGTGAATAAACTTTCATCCAAGAATAGATGGGAATATGGAGGTAAAGTGAAATTTGATAAGTCTACATACAAAGGGTTGACTTATACCACATCAAAAGAACGAACACGTATCGATGCATTAGCTTTAGAAAATGAATGGAATGCCCCTGTGACCTACCACACACATCCAGGTATCACAAACGTTCCCGCCGACCATGGATGTTGGGACATTTTTACCACTCTCCCGAGTAGTGCGGATTTTGAAGCATACATCAAAGGATTTCCAGATATGCAGGTAAACATCATCACAGATGCCCATGGATACTACGTGATAAATGTCCTAGAGGCTGTAAAAATGCGTACATGCCCCTTACCACGAAGTGTCGCAACCGAAATGACCACACTACGATTTGAAGACTTTTTATATGAACGAAGTTTTGGTGAAGATGGGTGTGAATATTTTGCGACAACATTGAGAGATTGGAAATGTTTCATCAACGAAGAACTCGCTCCACGTCTCATGGATTTATATGGAATTTCTATTCATTATTACGGGTACGATGACAAACCACCCACAGTTATTGTAGACGCATGATTGAATCTTCCAGTTCATCAACTTCATACCAAGCCCAATGACACTCCGAAGAATTTTTATCCAATTCACAAATCTCCTGTGCTTCTTTTATCGCTTCTGTGAAACGAAAACGAAGTCTCAGATTTTCCTTAATTTTAGGAACCTCAACTATTGAAGATTTTCGATACATCCCCTCCAGAACATTTTTTCGAGTTTTGGCTAACTTTATTTTGTATAAATTATTTTCAGAAAATGTTGCAATGCATTTCATAGTATAAACGTGTATAAAGATTTTAAGTCACTTATGATTACAAATGTCCTCGTATAACGTCGAACCTTGCAACTTCAAATACCGTGTATCTTCCCTCGAGAAGGTTGTTGATGGAGACACGATTGATGTCAACATTGATCTCGGCTTCGACGTTTGCACGAAACAACGTGTACGTCTTTTGGGCATCGATACCCCTGAATCTCGCACTTCGGACCAGGAAGAGAAGAAGTTTGGTCTCCTCTCGAAGAAGAAGCTCAAAGAGTGGTGTCTAAAGGCGGTCGCATCTGAGAAGGATGATATCGAGATCGAACTCAGATGCCCCGAGGCGGATTCGAGGGGTAAGTTTGGTCGAGTACTTGCCGAGGTTTGGGTATGTGAGGAGGGTATCTGGACCAACGTCAACAAGTGGATGTGTGATAATGGGTATGCTGTTCCGTATGTAGGTCAGAATAAGGCTGACGTAGAGGCACTTCATATGAAGAACCGAGAAAGGGTCAAGGATCAGGTATAATTCTAAAAGTATCTCGGATCCATAGATTACAAATCCACTTTTCACCAGACTTTACAGGTCTCCCACCGTGCAAAGCCTTAGGAGTGAATGACCCATTATTATTTAGATTTTGAAAAAAAAGTGCATCCCCAGTTTTAAGTCTAAATTTCTTATTTAAAATTGGAAATTCCGTTTCACCCCCCTCGTAGTCGTCATTGAGAGCTATAATAAATGTATATATACGCTGTCCATCCATCGATTTAAAATCGGTATCAAAATGATCCTTATAGTATCCACCCGTTTCATAGTGCACAACTTGTAGGTCTTCGCAATTATGAATTGTCATGTGAGCATGAGATGCACACTTTTCTGTAATACATTTCACAACTGGATCACGTGAATATAACCACGCCGATTTACTATTTCTAATAGCTCGATCATTATCTAGATCAGGACCAAATTTCGATGGCGTCAATTTACCTAGAGCTTTTTGTTTGATATGTTCGACTTGATCAATTGTGATAAAGTTAGATATGACGACTGGTTCATTATACATGTAGTTTGTTTATTGGGTATTTCTTTATCCATAGATTACAAATCCACTTTTCACCAGACTTTACAGGTCTCCCACCGTGCAAAGCCTTGGACGTCATGAGTTCATAATTATCTAGGGTGTCGAAAAAAAGTGCGTCACCTGCTTTTAATTTAAAAGTTTTATTCAAGTTTGGAAACTCGGTCTCTCCACCTTCATAGTCATCATTTAGTGCAAATATGAATGTGTACATTCTATAATTTTCATCACCGCCGATAATATCTTGGTGAGGTTTGTAGAAGCCGCCCGGTTTATATCTGAGAACCTGCAACATTTCACAATTCCGAATAGGCCTATCTGTATATTTTAAGCACTTCTCGATTACACCCATTACTACTGGATCTTCGTGACTCAACCACGCAGTTTCACTTTTTCTAACCGATTCCACTAGTTCCTTCGTTTTAGAAACTGTCGATGGTGTAAGTTTATCTTCAGCTTTTTTTATAATATAGTTTCTCTCGTAGGGTGTGAGAAATTCATGAAAAACAACGGGTTCTGGATACACTGGTAGTAAATAAATTACCAGAACTATTAAAAATAGCAAGAGTACCATCTTAATGTAACTATATATAAATATTTCGGGGTGATCTACAATTATACCTTTTTCGAATCGTTTCAAAAATTTCATTCGCATAATCTACGATTTTTTTTAGCAAATCTAAAAATTCATCGTGACGATTAGGTTCAAGTACATACTGTCTTAAAATATCACCTCCGGTATTCGCTACCATTTCAAAAATATTTGAAAGATCCCGATTTTTATCCATATATTTATCTTGGCGTTGCAGATACTGTTTGAATAAATCCTCATTTATATCATTTAGCATGTATGCTATACGAGCATTTCTATTATCTATAGGTCTTAAATCTATAAACATATTTTCGCGCTCCATTTGATTGATAATTACACTATATTGGAGAATGGCATCTGTAGCCCCGACTTCCCGAAGTTCTCTAAACGAAGGTATTCCACCGCATGGAATGTCCCCATGTTCTCTTGACATCATGGTTTTCTTCTTAAATTCGATAAAATGTGGATTATGTATTCTACCTTCTTCAATTTTACCGGTTTTCCAGTTGAACGCAGTATGACAATTAATACACCACATCTGTTCACATCCACTCGTCTTGTGAATGACTGTACCACATTTTGGACATGATTTACTGTCTTTGTTCAGAAGTTTCATAGTTTCTACCGTCTGAGGATCACATACATGATCATGTGTAAGTTTTTCATTACATTTTTTACAGTAATGTTTTTCACATAATCCACAATACCAATTTTCACTGAGAAATCCTTTACATGATTCAATGGGACACTGACGTGTAAATTGTCGCGTTTCCCGATCAGTAAATTCTACACGTGTTCTAACATGTTCAATATTTCTATATGTGGTTTCCATTTCATCATACAGTGTTAATATTTCGGGATTTAATGCTTCCGCCTCTACGTTTTCATGTGTTCGGTATTTTTGATGTAGTTCGATGAGTTTTTCTTTTTGTTCACGAAGAGTACGTCTGAGTCTTCGCAGTTGTATTACTCGTTCAACCTCTGGTTGTGTTTGTGGCATGAGGGCTAGTTCCCGTTCAAATAGTACATCTTCCCTGTGTCGTCTTAATTCGGTGTTTCTAAAATATATGGTACAAAAGGAATCTACAAACTCGCGATTCCATATAGTTTTACACCCCATACAATGTGGGTCCTGAAAAGTAGAAAGGATGTATTTTTGAGAACATGTTCGACAACTCGTTAAATCACAAAAAGGACACTTAACTTTTTTGTGATTTATCTTGTTAAATTTTTCGCAACAGACATCACAGTTTTCCATTACAATAAAGAAGGTTTATTTCTTTAAATTACGCTCTTTCTCGGCATTATTGTAGGCTTTAAGAACCTCACCCAATGTTTTCGCCTTTTGAATCCGACTAGTATAGAACGTTTTTCGTTTCTCTGATAACTTAAAGTACTTACTATTAATCTTAGCTTGATAACTTGATTTATTGGATAAAGTTGCCCTCTTTTCCGCATTTTTACGAAGTTTCTCCTTAGCGGATTCAGCCGCGCCCTCCGCCGCCTTCCTCACGTTGGTCTCGAATACTTTACTCGCTTCATTGGTTTTCTTCACATTTGCCTGTGTGCTTGGTGCAAATTTTCTCGCCAACTTCACACGCTCCGCGCCAGTAGCCTGGCTGATAGCCGTCTTTTGAGAGGCAGTCTTGACAGCGTTCATCACACGACGTTCCTTATTTTTCTGGACCATAGCTTTGAACGAAGGTCTATTGGATGCAGCTTCTTTCTCTTTGAGAGCAATATTCGCCAGTCTCAAAACATTATTCGCTGCATTTAATTGCCTTTTTATATTGTTAGCCTCTTTCTTCCTTCTCTCTTCCTCTTTAGCTTCCCTCTCAGCCTTCTTCGCGGCCATTTTTTCCGCTTCCTCTTTTCGCTTAGCTTCCTTAGCCTTTTCTTTCAATCTCTTTTCCTCTGCGAGTTGATTCCGTATCATCTTGTTCGCCGCGATCGCTTCGTTTCTGATGGCTTTCATCTTATTGAGATTTTGGTTTTTGAAAGCGGTATTAATTTGACCCTTGAACATGGTTTTCTTATTTTGAGGTAATTTCTTGAGTGAATTGATAGCAGAAATTAAGGGTTTTTTATTTTCAATGGTAAGTTTGGGCTTATTATTTTCAAATGCGGGGTTGTTTTGCATGTTTGGTTCGAATATAGGGTTAGGTTTCATGTTTGGTTTCTTTTTATTATTGACATTGTTGTTAGAGTTGGAGTTGTTGTATATTGGTTTTGGCTTTCCACTGATAATGTTGTTATTATTGTTACCAAGTCTTAAACCACCGTTGAAGCTACCCCGTTTATTGTTAGCTACGGTCTTGTTCAGTATTCCCTTCACAAGGGGTCCAGTGACGTTAGAAACTTTTTTATTCACCCGATTTTCAAAGAGCTTACGTGTATTGGCGACTTTTTTATTAAGTTTCATCACCATGCTGGCATATTCAGATTGTTCTCTGGGTGTGAGAACACTCTTCCTAATATCATTCCTTAATTTAACCCTATTATTTAAGTTTTTTTCGATATTATTGAGTTCTCTTATCGTAGTAGCCTTACTGATAGCTGGTCGCCATTTACCTATCCTACCAAAAAACTTAGCGACTTCCTTTTTGGCTTTGTTAGTTACTTCCCTTTTCCTGTTCGCGAGGTTCTTATTCTGACGCTTACCTTCAATATTGAGTTGCTTGTTCAACTCCGCCGCAGCGTTGAAATTGTTGTTGTTGTTCCCAAACAAAGGATTATTAGCCATAGTTGGGTCAGCCATGGGGTTATTGAAAGATGTTGTTATGAATTTTTTGTTATTTTCCTTGTTCTCTTTAAATATTTCTCCATCGTTATTGTTGCTATTACTACTGTTGTTGTAAATGGGAATAGGTTTCGCCTTGACTTTCTTCTCAAGCTCGTTGCGAAGCTTTTTAGCAGCCTGCTCAGCCTCTAATTTGGTCTTGGCCTCGGCTTGAACGCGAGCTTTGTTATTTTTGAAATTTTGAACATTTTTCAAGAGGTTATTGAGGGAGTTATTTTGATTTTTGAATTTTTGTAAGAAACGATTCCTATTTTCTTGGTTCAGATTTTTAATGACTTCCTCTAATTTCTTAAGTTCTTCCTCCTTCTTACCCTTGATAATAGCATTAAGTTTGCTTTTGAGTTTTTGTACATTATTCATGGATTTTATGGCGTCAAGTTCATCGGAAATATTCACATTTCGGTTGAGCGCGCGACGGGAAAGGTTCTTCTTAGCCTTACCTAGGTAAGCCTGGTTTATATTAGCGTTGAGGTTCTTTATATTGTTCGCAGACTTGATTTTTTTCACATTAAACTTGAGATTGAGACCATTTTCTTCACGGGCTTTTCTAATACGTTCAGTGAGACGGTTCTTTTCACCCGAAAGCTTTGATAGGTTCATGGCTTTAGTTCTCAAAGCACCCATGTCACGGGAATTGAGATTGAAATTTTTCATTATTGTTTCGGTATCATTTGGACTAAGTTTAAGATCATCCTTCAGGTACAACCTGAGAGAAGTTTCCTTTTCCTTTTTGAACTCTGCCTCACGTCTAGATGCCTGATTTTTCACTTCTCCAAGAGTCATATTTGTGTAACGGTTCCATTCGTTTAAAATAGACTGCTTATCTTCATTTTTCAGATTGTATTTGTTCAAAACAGTCGTGATATTTTTGGTATTATCACGAGCCTTGTTTTTGACGTAGTCATTTATTAAAGATTCAACGTTGTTTTGGTTTATCTTATTGTAAAATTGTTTTCGATTAGCGACTGGAACCCTCTTTTCATCAAGAAGTTTCGTAAGTTTTAGTCTTTTTTTCTTCATGAGAATTTTATTAGCCTCCTCCCGACTGTTATTCAGACTTAGATTACGAGTCAATACTATCTGGATATCTTGATTATTGAGACCCAATTTTTCCATGTATTTACGGATCTCCTTATTTTTAGCATTCTTTTTAGAAGTTATAGCTGAAACAATCTGACTTTCAACATTTTTAAGATTATTTATGGTTTCAATATTAGTGACTTTATTCATAAAATCATTTTTCAAATTGGCGTTAATAATCATGTTTGAAAGTCTATTTTTACCTTTATTGATGGTGCGTCTTTCTTCGGCTCTTACCTTTTCTGCATTTGCCTTTTGTTGAATTTTAATACGCCTTTCCGCAGCTTCTCTCATCTGTCGTTCTTTTTCTTCATTTACCCTTTGCTCAGCCTCCTTGAGTTGTTGTTTCGTTCGTTGGATATTTGCATTTTTGGCAGCCTGTATGCGCCTTTCTTCAGCTTTTTTTATCCGTCGTTGTAAATTTTCAGCTTTCGCTTTCTGTTTGATTGCTCGTGCATTGTTTTTGCGTCTTTGCTCAGCCTCCTTGAGTTTTTGTTTCCTTCTTTGTACGTTTGCATTTCTCTCGGCTTGTATTCGCTTTTCTTCAGCCTTTTTTACCTGTCGTTCTAAATTTTCAACTTTCGCCCTCGCTTTGGCATTTGTAGTATCCTTTTTACGTTGTTCCACAGCCGCTTTCAATTCCTGTTGTAATTTTTTTGCATTTTCGATGTTTTTTTCGCGTTGCTCTTCAGCTGCTTTGAGTTCTTGTCGTAATTTTTCCATGTTTGCATTCTCCTTCACAGGTTGTTCCCGAATCTCTTTCAATTCTCGTCGTAATTTTTCTATATTTTCTTGATTCTGTGTGTTGGGTAGTTTAACGACACTCGCCCGGTCGTTAGGAAATTTTTGGTTCTGCTTTCGGGTCGTATTGTTGGGCTTCTTGTTTTCGACTACGTTGTTGGGCTTCCTGTTTTCGACTACGTTGTTGGGCTTCTTGTTTTCGACTACGTTGTTGGGCTTCCTGTTTTCGACTACGTTGTTGGGCTTCCTGTTTTCGACCACGTTGTTGGGCTTCCTGTTTTCGACCATGTTGTTGGGCTTCCTGTTTTCGACTACGTTGTTGGGCTTCTTGTTTTCGGGTTTGAATGGATTTGTAGTAAATAAAGTTTTTGGAAATTTAACCTTAGTTTGTGTATTATTGATATCACCTCTTTCACTGTTATTCTTTTTTTGGAATAGACGGTTTGGAAAATTTACACGTCTAGATGGTTTATTAAGATTGAAATTTATGTTTTTTTGAAATGGACTGCGGTTAATACCAACGTTATTGGTCAAATTGTTACCAATGTTATTGGTCAAATTGTTCCTAACGTTGTTACCAGCGTTAATTGTGGTATTGTTCATGAAATTATTCACTGCTGTGGTATTCTTATTATTCACTGCTGTGGTGTTAAATTTCCTTACTGTAGAACGACTCGCCGGTTTTCTACCAATTTTAATGGGTTCATATACATTCATGTACATGAGACGCTTGCCAATCGAATCAATCATTTGACCCTTTGTCATCTGTTCAACCTGATTGAGACCAACCTTACGCGCTACCCGTTTAATATCCTTACGTGTAGATGAAGAAGCAAAGAGAATCTCATAATCTCTGACTTTCAGAGGCGATTTCTTATCGATAAGGTAGGTCTTATCGGAGCTCATGATCAAAGGGGGGAGTGGCAATTTATCCGCCCTGATGTCATCATACACCTGACATATTTGTTCCTTTGTCAGTTTAATGTCATGTCCTGTATTTATCTTAATTAGTTTCTTTAGGACATTGGGATCTACATCTGGATCGCAAATCTCAATCATATACAGTAAACTGATAAAAAAAGTGTTATGTCGAATATCCGATATTATACAATCGTAATTTCTCTTCATATTCCATACTGAAATTAAACACATCTGTATCTTCAACATTAATTTCAATAATCTCGATTGGTGTATTATAACGTACTCGATTAGAAAGTGCCGATCGAATTAAAGTTTCTACAAATGCTTTTGGTGATTGTATATTTTCTTGATATATTTGATTCATTTTGATTTTTATACATGTAACTTCATGGGGTTTTTTGTCAAAAAATGGAGTCAATGGATACTCTTCTTTCATCCCACCATCTACATATGTTTCACCATTGTATTCACCACACGCAAATATGAATGGTATTGCCATACTCATACACACTGCATCTATGACTTTCATATCTGGATGTGTATCTCTTGAAAAGTATACAGTTTCAGATGTGTTCATACAGAACGCCGAAATATAAATTTTAGTTTCTAAATCTGCGAATGTTGGATCTCCACCACAAATTTCTACAATTTTTTTACGAATGGGGCCCATATCAACAAAACCAAATTTGTTAAAAAATGACCCAATACGTATTTTAACAAAGTTGGGGATATCTAATGATAGGGACGTATCCAATATTTCATCCACTGACATCCCCACTGCTAAAAAAAGTGCTAAAATTGCACCGGCTGACGATCCGGAAATCTCTTTAACATCAGCGAGTGAAGATTCACGTGCCTTTAGAGAACCAATGAGGGAGAATATTCCCATAGACGCTGGACCAAGGACGAGATATTTCATCTTCTTACTTAGTAGAACTGAGGAAATTGCTTGCGAAGTAACGCGAACACCACAGCGAAGACAACCGCATGAGTCACGACAGCTGGGATGCTGGTCTGACCCGACGCGAAGACACCTCCGGAGCCTGGGGGGAGGGTAAGGAGGAGACCTGGGCTGAGAGCCAAGAAGAGAGTGGTGGTGACGATCAGATCGGTCTTGGTGAGCACAATACCCATCGCCTTGGCGATGAGGCTGTACACGAGGAAGAAGACGAGAGCGTGGAAAAACACGGCCATCTGACTGGTCTTGCCGTTCATGAACTTGACGTTCTTGCCCGCGGTGGTGACGAGCACACCTGGGCTGAGCGCGAGAAAAAGAGCGGCTGGGATGGCAACCTTCTGAGCGGTGATATCTGGGACGGTGAACATTTAATATACGTGCATATAATTTTTCGCCAAGTCGAAAAAGGTATATATATTGGCACCCCTCATCATCTCTTCATGAAGTCCATTATCATTTATGATTCGCCTGAGGTTACGCCACACATTAGAAAGACGCTCTTCAAACCATTTGGTTTGTTCTTCATATTCCCATGTCACGCGTTGGTAGTTCGGTTCATGTTCAATGTAACAAAACTCGACAAAGTCATAAAATTCTCCCGTGTGAGTGATACCCGCATCCTCCAATAGGGTCCTCATAGTATTCCACATGTGCCATAGTTCGTCTGAGTATTGGACTTCCCAGTCTTCCATATTCAGAGGAGTGTGTTCATCATTATGTTCATCGTCATCGCTGACCTCGGGATCAAATCCAGTGCTAGCTTCATATACGAATTGGCTCCAAACCATCGTTGGTTACTTATCTTCTTTTTGGGGTTTATCTTTTATACCTGTTAATGAGATAGAAGTGGATTCCTTAACTTTAAGACCATCTTTGATGGCATTTAGGGCTCCTTCCACCTTAGTTTCGTCTCCACCAAAAAAGGTCAATAGACCATCTTTAATGGCATCTTTGTTCATACCCGCCTTCCTGGAAGTTTTACGAATACTAATCTTACCCTTTCGAAGATTTATGGTGTCGATGCCTTGGTCAATCATATGTTTTTTAACTACATCTTTGAGGCGCTTCTCCTCCTGATTCAGGATCTTAATGTCAGATTTCGCTTCAGCTAATTGTTTCGTGAGCTCTACCAGTTTAGAAACATTCTCGGAGAGATCAGGTGCAACAGAAGTCATTTTACTAATATTTTTTATACTCTAATCTTTAAGCGCAGAGACCACGCTGCATAAGGTCGGGAACGATAGTGGAATTATTCCACACGAAGGGTTCCTTGGGGTTGGGTGGGTCCTTGCGAATCTGCTGGTTCGCGTTGCGGAGGGCACCACCGACAGTCTCGGGGAAGCCAATCTGCTTGCGGGGCTCGAGGAAGTTCTGGCCCTTGAGGATGTCCTCTGGGGCAAACTGACCGAAGTCCTCGGCGGATGCAACCTCGCGGGGGAGGAGGGAAGACGCGAGACCTGTACCCTTGTTCATACCGTTGCACACAGTGTCGGCTGGGGCAGCGGCGGGACCTGGGGAGGGACCAACAGCGGGGGCCATACCGAAAGGGGTATATTCACGCTCGACGACGGCGTAACCGGATTTATTGTTCATGGAAAAAAGGAGGAAGATGAGAGCAGCGACGGCAACTAGCATAAGCAGTCCTTGGTTTCGACCCTTCATTATCTTTTATATATGTACAACAATTTTTTTTACTGCTCATCCTCATCAACAAATGCATATTCGTCTGGGTAGGTATCAAGAATTGGGTCATCATGGACCCTGACCTGGACAATATTCCATGTGGGTCCGAACGCCTTCTTGGCAAACCAAAGACCGGCAAATTCTAGAATCACATCACAAGTTTTGTCAGTCTGGACACCCTCGAAGTCGATGAGTTCCTGCTGTGCATTGAAAACCTTGGTCGCATCGATGCGTTCAGCGGTCACCTGATTATCTTTCAGACCCGGGGTGTAGGCACCCTTGATCACACCCTCTGAAAGCTTCTTACCAAACCACGATTCACAGTTTTCGAGCGCCGCCTCTAAGTTACGAGCATCGATGTCTTCAACTTTCCCACCGGCGACACCCCCGGGCACGACATCCATGACGACTTCTCCTGTGGATGAGCACTCAGAGATTTTCACTTTGTTGAGCTGAACAAGGCACTTGCGTTTATCGTCGTTGAGTGTCTTTACGAAATAGAGTCCATCGTCACCCTTGGCTGGGGCGTTGTAAATCATTTATGTATCTATATGAATTCATTTCTTTAAACCGACAAATGGAATAGCGGCTGCCTTATTGAGTATCTGCTTGGGTACCCATTGATTTCTCCTGGGTTTGTAACCATACAGGGTTTCGGACATATTGATATTTTTAGGTAGTGGTTTGACGTTTTCTGGGCGTAGTGAGAATTCATTCTTGACGTATGCGTTATTTGTTACATTTTTCCACCTGAGATTTTTCGTATTGAAACGCTTATTTCCACTAGACTTTTTGTATCCCTCAACATTCGTATTTTTTACAACTGGATTGAGACCATATACAATCTGTTTGGCGAGACGATCTTCTGATGGTTTTGTCGTAAATTTATTGAATTTATAGGGATCAATTTTTTTAGCATTGCTGATAGAAACCGATACAGGTGCCTTAGTCACCGTGACCTTTTTTGAAATCTTTGGGATAACTCGTTTGAATGCATCATCCATGGAATTTGAAGATTTTATACGGTTATCAAATAACTGCGCCAACCTGACAAGTCTTCGACGGTCCTTTTCTTTCTTATCTGGACGAAGTTTAAGTTTATTCATCAGATAAATATCTTCAATTAGAAACTCTTTACTGGCGACGAGAATACGTTTATCAGTGATCAAATTACCCGAATTTAGATTGCGGTACGTCAAGCCCCTCTTTTTAGTAGATGCTACTTCATGGCCAAATTCATTTGGGCGCATAAAAGGAATGTCTAAGATACCACCCATAGTAAAGTCCTCTATTTTTGCGGTGTTAGGGGAATAATACCGAATATTGAGATCTAGTGCAAAAAGTTCTACATCGATGAATACATCACCTTTACTGGGTTTGTTATTTTCTGAAGTCTTTGATTTTTTTATCAAAGTGTACCGTCTCGTCACATAAGGACCCGATTGTTTGAAGCCGATACCTAAAAATTTAAATATCTTGGGATATTTCTTTTTCATCGACATGATACGCTTCATGATGCGAAGGTTTAGACGTTTGGCCAACTCACCCAATTTATTCCAAAGTAGGAGTTTAATCGCTTGAAGTTTTCCAAAATACTTATCATTTACGGGGATGCGTGGCACAAATTTCGCATCAATATCACTCGTAACAATTCGGTCTTTAAAATCTACGTACAAGTTGAAAGCCTCACCCCCACTCACAATCAGATCTCCTGAATTTTTCAAAAAATCTGTGAGTTCTCCAATTGTTTGGAGTATTATGTCTCGTATGGAGTCGGTGATAAAAACATACATGAACTTTTCCATTTGTTTTTCTGGGTGGGCACTGTGAAGTCGTTTGCGAAATTTACCGAGGTCTCTTGGTAAGTTTCGTTCGTAGTACTTCTTCAACTTCTCGTCCTTGAACAAAAGATTTTCATTTATGAACTTTTCGATCGCGACCTTCGAATAAATTTGTTCGTCCATTATTATATCGTGATATAATAATATGGTCTGTGACGTAATAGAAGACTGCCGGTGCTACGCATACAGGGGAGAGTCGGAACAGTTCTGTGGTGTGAGGAAGGGCCCCAAGGTTCTACCATGTCCCGCGGATTGTTGCTCGGGTGGATGTCCTGATGATGGATCACGAGAACCATTTAGATACATAGACAGACCCACATTCGTCGATATCGACAACCGAGGCTTTATGTTTTTATTATGGCTAATTGTTACCGCTATAACGATATACACATTCAGGAACTTAAAGATTAAGAAACTAAGATAGATATAATGTCTATTGAAACTCTCGAAACTGAGATGGCTGCCCTTCGCAACGATGTTAAGAATCTTATCAAGCTCGTTCGTAAGATTAAGAGCACACAGGAGGATCCAGATGGGGAGAAGGCTAAGAAGCGGGCTGAGAACAATGGATTCAACCGTAAGCAAGATGTTACACCTAAGTTGAGGGAATTTCTTGGACTTCCAGAGGGAGAACTCATCTCCCGTTCTGAGGTGACCAAGTTCATCAACAAGTACATCACTGAGAAGGGTCTCAAGCATCCCGACAACGGTCGCCAGATCATTCTCGACGACAAGCTTCGTGAGATTCTCGCACCCCCTGCCGACGTTCAGGTAACTTACCTTAACCTCCAAAAATTCCTGTCTCCCCACTACATCAAGAAGGAGGCTTAAAAATAAAAAACAATATACATATAACAAATGGCGACCTTCGTAGATAAGGTACGAATCGAACAACTTGTTGGTACAAAGATCAAAAACCTTGATTTGTACCAAAAGGCATTTACTCACAAGTCTGCTCTCAAAGAATATGAACAATTTACAGAGTCTTTCGAAACACTCGAGTTTATTGGTGACTCCGTCCTAGGTTTTGTGATTACAAAATTTTTATTTGATCGTTTCGAAAAACGCCAAGAAGGTTTCCTCACGAAAGCTCGCACAAAGCTCGTTCGTGGTGAAACGCTGGCTAAAATTGCGAATGCTCTCAATCTCAATGAACTCGTCATCATGGATGAAAAGGGTATGCGTAATGGGTGGAACAATAATGTTAAAATTTTAGAAGATGTCTTTGAAGCACTCATTGGTGCGATATATATGGATATTGGTCTCATTCATGCTAAGGAATTTATCCTAAGAATTTATCAAGATCCGAAATTTGTTGATTTGAACTCTATTATGGTGGATGACAACTTCAAGGATCATCTCATGCGCCACTGCCAAGTTAATGGATGGCCTCTCCCCGAGTATCGAGTAGTTGCACACTATGAGGGACTTTTCTACATTGATATCTACATCAACAATGGATGTGTTAGTAGAGGGATTGCCAAAAGTAAAAAACAAGCCGAGCAGAACGCTGCGCAGATGTACTTCAATGTACAGGAACAGCTTAAACAATATAGTCATTAGACATTTAATATGCATCCGAATGTAAAGGCTTTAATCGAACGAGAATATGATGCGCAAAAAAGTGAAGCGTGGTTGAAACTTCGTGGAAATATGCTCACCGCGAGTGATGCTGCTACTGCTATTGGTGTGAATAAATATGAAACACCCGACGGTCTCTTATTGAAGAAGTGTGGTCTAGGGGAGAAGTTCACAGGAAATGCAGCCACGAGGCATGGTGAGAAATATGAAGACGAAGCACGTATCCTCTATGAAGAGAGGCACAACGAAGTAGTTCATGAGATTGGTCTCTGCCCCCACCCCGTGCATAATTGGCTCGGTGGAAGTCCCGATGGTGTGAGTGAGAGTGGAAAGCTTGTTGAGATCAAATGCCCCCCTCAAAGAGCTATCATCCCTGGGGAGGTACCCGAACATTACATGCCTCAGCTTCAACTGTGTATGGAGATTCTCGATTTAGAGGAAGCTGACTTTATTCAATACAAGCCAGCCGAAACGAATTGGCCCAAACCCGAGGAGTTTGACGTCACCAACGTGAAGAGAGATCGTGAGTGGTTCAAGAAATATCTACCCGTCATGAAAGAGTTCTGGGACAAAGTCCTGTACTTTAGGGAACACATGGATGAACTCCCTAAACCAAAGGAAAAGAAGACACGTAAAAAGAAGGAACCCGAACCAGTTGTATGTGAAGTCGAAATTATTTCAGACGAGGACGAGTATCATGAAGAATGAAACCTAAGTGACCCACACATTTAAGAAAATCAAACCAAAACCATGACGATTGAAGAACAATATACGCATGCTAAAAACTCCCTCAATGGTCGGCTCTTTGCCCCGTACCAAAGAGAGGGTGTCCTTTGGATGCTCACTATGGAGGCACAAACCTCGGGACCCAAAGGTGGGTTCCTCTGTGACGAAATGGGTTTGGGTAAGACTGTGCAGCTTGTTTCCACTATACTTGGAAACCCGAAGCCTCGCACGCTCATCATCGTACCCAAATCTATTATCACCCAATGGGTTCAGGAAATCAATCGATTTGCACCGACCCTAACGGTTGGTGTCTTCGACGGACCAGACAGGGTGCTTGGCGACCACAATGTTACAATCGCACCATACACCCTTTTGACGGTTAAGGGTGGAAAGGCTGAGGCGGTGACCCCTCTCCATGGGGTTCAGTGGGATCGGGTGATATTGGACGAAGCCCATGAGATCCGAAACAAACGTTCGAAATTGTTCAAGAGTGTGTGTCGCCTTCAGACCCAAATCAGGTGGATTGTGACTGGCACCCCAGTCTTCAATTCCATGGAGGACTTTGTGTCTCTCTCGACATTTTTGGGACTCTCGAAGGTCGTTGTGCAAGGGATGACGAACAAGATCAAAGATATCTACATTCTCCGCCGCACCAAGGATGACCTGGCTAATATTAACGATCGTCTCCGCTTACCGCCGTGCTACTTCGAGAATGTGGAATTGGATATGTATCCGGATGAAAAGCAGTTGTACGAGATTGTGTTCCTCGAGGCGCAGGATACAATCAGAGATGCCTTCAGAAATGCTGTGAGCCTCAATGCGAAGAATATGGTCATCTTAGAGTGTCTTCTCCGCGCTCGACAGTGTATGATTTGGCCACAGATGTATCTGAATGGTGTTGCCAAACAAAATGAGACTGCACCCGAAAAATGGATCGGACGCTCGAAGAAGATGGAGACCCTCTTTGAAATGGTCAAGTCTCATCCTACTGAGAAGACCCTCATCTTTTGTCAATTCAGGGGTGAAATGAATCACATTCAGGCGAATCTAGAAGGTCCAGTGTTTCGAATTGATGGTTCTGTATCCAAAGACGAGAGGGTGAAACAAATTGAACACTTTAAAAAGTCACCATCGGGTGCAACATTTATCATTCAGATCAAATGTGGTGGCCAGGGTCTTAACCTCCAAGAGGCGACGAGAGTCTACATCACGGCACCATCTTGGAATCCAGCTACCGAACTACAGGCCATAGGACGAAGTCATAGAACGGGACAGACGAAACCGGTGTATGTGAAAAAGTTGGTCTATAAGGAATGTGATCGGTTTGTCAGTGTGGAAGAGGAAATGATGGCTCTCCAGGGTCACAAGTCTATCGTGTGTTCTAAGGTTCTCAATGATGAGAGGATCGAAAATCAAATTCCGGTGAAGAGAACGACCGATAAGATTTCAATCTTGGACATCAAGAAAATTTTCAGAGCGTAATATAAATGACTATTGGTTCCCGAGCTGAAGTTTTCCATGGTACCGCCGATAGCACCTCTGGTGGTCTCATGAAGAAGGATCTCATGATGAAGGATGGTCGCATCATTTCCAAGGCGGCCAGTAAGGCGGCGAAGAAGTCCCTCAAGAAGAACCCCAAGTTCCAGGTGTTCGTCGAGGAGGCGAAGAAAAAGAGTGACAAGAAGGGTTCCTTCTGTCTGATGCCCTCTAACGAGACCAAGATGTATGATAAATTGATGAAGAAGGCGGAAAAAAATATGTCTAAAAAGTAAGAATGACCCTTTCCAAATGGGAAGAATCCGTCAAAGTGGCCAAGATTAAGTTAGGCATGGACCCAAAGAAATTTACCAGGATACAGGGTAAGCTTCTTAAGGAGGCTCAGGCTATATATAGCATTTTGCTTATGAATAAAATTAAATAATAAACTGAAATCCCTTGAGATTTTGTGGCTCATACACGACGAGTTGATGAAGTTTCCAAGTACAACCAAACATCCTGTTCAAGAAATACACACTGTTAAGTTCAACGATGGCATGTCCCGAATTTCTTGCATAGAGCCCATTGGTCACTTCATCCTTTTTGATGTTTTTGTCTGCGTCAAAAACATTCGCCTTGATCTGATCATCTACATTTGTATCGACCTTAATACGAAACTTTGGTTCCCGATCGGGAGATTCCTTGATGTTTGAGTTGAACATGGGAGACAACTCCTCTTTTGTCATTGAGGATCCAAAGATGACCTCACTTTGTTCCACCACAGCATCGATGATTTTATCCTCGAGTTTTTTCAACGAGTCGTAAAATTTCTTCATGTAACTTTCCTCTTCGTCATATCCCTTCACGGCAAAGTCAATGTTGTACTTGGTGGCTCCAACCTCGGGGGTGAAACCTGAAACACCGAACGGCATGTACATACGGGGAAGTTGTACCCGGAGGGGGGTTCCCTGTTTTGTAGAGATGACAATTTTCCGATTATTATATTCATTGATTTGAAGATTTTCGAGAGCTTTGTCCATGTCTTTCTACATATTACACGTTTCAAAACTTTAAGCTGAACATGCCACACAATCTGGTTCTAGACTGAATTGGATTGGTCGAGCCTTCGCCTTTGAACGAAGATAATACATACCAGTCTTGAGACCAGCTTTCCATGCATACATATGCATTGAGGAAAGTTTAGACATCGTTGGGCTCTCCATGAAGAGGTTCATGGATTGTGATTGGTCGATGAAACGACCACGGTCAGCTGCCATATCGATGATACACTTTTGACTGATTTCCCATACAGTTTTATAGAGTTTCTTGATGTCTTCGGGGATATCCACAATATTTTGGATAGAGCCCCCCGCCTTGACCATGAGATCCTTCATCTCCTTGGACCATAGACCGACCTTCTTCAAGTCCTCGACGAGATGCTTATTAACCACCACGAACTCACCAGCTAAAGTGCGTCGCAAGTAAATATTAGTCGTGTAAGGTTCAAAGCATTCGTTGTTACCTAAAATTTGAGCCGTAGAGGCGGTTGGCATAGGTGCCAATAGAAGACTGTTTCGGAGACCTTTCGTCTTTACACGCTCTCTCATATCGTCCCAGTCATAACGCCCACTGAACTTCGCGGGTCCTTCCCACATATCTGGTTGGAGAAGACCTTGGGATGCAGGGGATCCCTCGAAGGTCTCATAGGACCCATCAACTTCTGCCAACTCTGAGGATGCTTCGAGAGCGGCGTGGTACATAGTCTCAAAGATGTGTGCGTTCATGAGACGGGATTCTTCGCAATCGAAGGGGAGACCACACATGATAAATACATCTGCGAGACCTTGGACACCGAGACCAATAGGACGATGTCTCATGTTGGAACGTCTGGCAGTCTCCACGGGATAGAAATTACGGTCGATGACCCGATTCAGGTTCTTTGTGACCGTTTTTGTGACCTCATGGAGTTTATTGTAGTCGAAGGTCTTTGTCTCCCTATTGACATACTTTGGAAGAGCGATAGAGGCCAGGTTACATACAGCCGTTTCATCTTTGTCTGTGTGTTCTATGATTTCTGTGCAAAGGTTGGAACTCTTAATGATACCTAAGTTCTTCTGGTTACTCTTCGCGTTGCACGCATCCTTGTAGAGCATATAGGGGGTGCCAGTCTCCGTTTGAGACTTGAGAATGGCCTTCCATACTTCAGCGGCGGGGACGGTCGCATTGGCTAGACCTTCTTTCTCGTACGTTAGGTATAACTCTTCAAACTCCTGGCCGTATACATCCGAGAGCCCCCTCGCCTTATCTGGGCAGAAGAGAGACCAGTTGCCCCCCTCTTCGACCCTCCTCATGAAGAGGTCGGGGATCCAGAGAGCTGAGAAGAGGTCGCGGCACCTCGCCTCCTCGTCACCTTGGTTGAGACGGAGTTCGAGGAATTCCATGATATCCGCATGCCAAGGTTCAATATAGACCGCGATCGAACCTTTGCGGCGACCGGCCTGGTTAACATAGCGTGCGGTGGCGTTGAAAACTCTGAGCATTGGGATGATACCATCCGACTGACCATTTGTACCACGAATCCTTGACTTATTTGCCCGAATATCGTGGATATGCATACCAATACCACCAGCCCACTTCGAAATTTGAGCACATTCGGTGAGAGTCCCGTAAATTCCATCGATGGAATCCCCCTTATTTGCGATAAGGAAGCATGAGCTCATTTGTGGTCGTGGAGTTCCTGAATTGAATAAAGTTGGGGTCGCGTGGATGAAGAGCCCCTGGGACATCTTGTCGTATGTATCGAGAACAGATGGGATATCCTTTCCATGAATACCAATAGCAACACGCATGAACATATACTGTGGTGTTTCGACCAACTTTCCATCAACACGTTGAAGATAGCTTTTCTCAAGTGTTTTGAGACCGAAGTATCCAAAATCAAAATCACGATCAGTGTCGATTGAACTCTTGAGCTGTTGAGCAACCTCCACAACCTCATCGGTCACGACACCGACTTTCTGAAGCTTTTTCATAGCGAGATGAACGTTGTTGGGACACACCTTGTGAATGTTACTGGCGACGATACGTGTAGCTAGAATTTCGTAGTCGGGGTCAATCGTAATCATACCAATGCAGATTTCCGCAGAAAGTGTGTCAATCTCTTGTGTGGTGATTTGATCGTACATCGAGGAGAATACCTGCTGTGCAACCTTGGAGGAATCACAATTTTCCGAGAGTCCATACGTTAAGTTCTTGATCCTATTGGTGACGTTATCAAATTTCATATCCTCAATACGACCTGAGCGTTTAATGACCCTCATATACATTCTGTTCTACTTTTATTTTTAACTTATTTCTTACACTCGAGGTCCGCACTCCTCACCGCAACGGTTCCAAACGTCTCAAACTTACGATCGGGTTGGAGAAGGTAGGTGTTCACAAAAAAAGGACCTTCCTGACCAGCCTTGGACACTGGGGGGTAAGACCCAACGAAGCAGGCTGGGGGCTTGCACGGAATTTCTTCAAAAGTTGGTGGCTTGTTGGCATAGGCTTCGTCAAAATCAGCGAAGTTCACCATTTTACTATGTACATATAATTTTTTTCGGCGAGTATAATATATGTGTGATAACCTCCACCTCGATTCCCTCCAGCAGTGTGAGACTCCACTGAACACCCTATTCTTTTCCGATTTCAACAAAAATCTGATTCAGCGTGGCATTCGTCAGGCGTTTAAAAATAAGACTGGCATTGCCATAGATTATCAAAACCCCGACGACCTCTATGGTATCATGCGTGCCGTCTTCATCAACAATTCGGAGAATCACTACGAAGATATTAAAGAGCAAGTTAAAATGATTAACACCCGTGTAATCGCCACTGCTTTATCACAAATTCAAACCGGTGTTGCACAATACATCGCTTATAACCGTGATATTAATACAATCAGTGTTCCCCTGGACCAACCGATCAACACAAGTACTGTTGGTAAAAAAATTGATTACAATGATAAGATTGGTATCAATTAAAGATTACGACCCAAGAAATAGTAAGTCATGAAGAGTTTGAACTATTACAAAAAAGAAACCGAGAAAGTATGTAAATCTAAGGGATGGGATCGAGCAGGTGTAGATACTGTATGGCTACTATTGACTGAAGAATTTGGTGAGCTCGCTTCAGCCATTCGCCAGCACAAAAATACATTCAAAAAGATGAATCTTAAGAAGGACCGGGGTACCGATGTTATGATGGAAATGGGGGATGTATTCAGTTATCTATTTCAACTAGCGCACATGTTGAATGTTGATCTAGATCAGATGTGGGAAGAACATCGTTGTAAAATGCACTCGAAAAAATATAATCTAAAGTAGTAGTAACAGTGTGATGAGTAAATTTATGCTCAACGACGACGATGCTATTAATGACGTGAACCCATTTGTCACACATGATTTCTCTCTTCCAGGGGGTGTGCGACAGACGGGCAATTTTGGGAATTTTACTGAGATTAAAAAGTCTAATGATGAAGACACTGTAAAGAAAAGTGTTTTTTGTAGCACCAATCTCTGTAAAGATGAGACTGAACCATGTCTCATAAAGAAAAAGGTGCGACCTCAACGTAACATTGACTACGGCTTTACATGCCCCGATAAGAAACAACCAGTCGTTATCGTTGGTGTTTCGAATAAGAGCATTCCATATTTTTGGATATTCTTAGCTATCCTCATTCTCACTCTAGTTCTATTATACGTAAGACGTTGAAAAAGTATTTGAGTCGAGATTTATTCGTACAATTCTGAATAGCGAGGGGTATAAAATCTTTACATAACGCTCTAGCACATTCCATCTGCCAAGCACTCTTCATATTTACATGGGGTGGTTGGAACGTTGGATCTAGAATCTTGATAGCATGCATGATACGAACATATGTTCTATCACTTTGTTCATAACTCAATAAATTTTCGAGAATAAGTTCAGCCATGCGCTGCCTTACCTCTAGAGTTTTCGTAACCATCGTTTCAAGAAACTTCTCATAGGGGATAGATTGCTTATTAGATTCTAAACAGACCCAGTTTGCCAATGGCTCGGCGTTAATATAGTCTGTGTATGTTGAATACCCCTTTCCTTTCACGTATCTCTCGTATGTAATTTCGATGTAAGCGAGGTCACATTCGACATCATGTATGGATTTAGCAGATTTGAGAAACGAGGTCATGTATCTTTAAATGAAAACAATTCTCTAAGTACTATATAGGAATGGAATTTATAATCATTTTACTAATACTCAGTGTATGTTCTCTTATATTTGCAGCACTCGGTGGGGCTGCTTGGTTTATTACCAGACCTATAATGGGTGCAAAATGTACAGGTGAGGACCCAAACGCTAACTATGCAATTGATGAAGATTTAGATTGTGTTTTTACTAATTGTAAATCAGGATACGAATTTGATGGCAACTCGTGTGTAGTTCCAAAGGAAGAGGAAGAGGCGGACGCCGCGGCGGAGGAGGAGGCGGCGGCGGAGGAGGCGGCGGCGGAAGAGGAGGAGGAGGTCGCACGCAGTGCCAATTATGTGTATGATGTCAGCATAAACGCCAGTAGCGCAGATGATTCCGTGGCGGCTGCAATTAACGAAATTAAACTCGATGATGTACCCGTCATACCAGAACAAATACAAATTCTTTCACCCATAAATGGTGAAAGCTGTCTTCTTGTTGGTGGTGACGCTTGTGATGATCCCGACACATTGGGTTTAACTGATAATAAACCTCTCTCATATAGTTCGTGGAAAAAAGGTACATCTGGTCCCATTGAAGGAACAACAATATTTAGTATATTTTCGGACACTAAAGTGAAAAAAATTACCATTCATTATTTAAAATCTAAATTTGGACCGGGTTTAATGATTAAAGAAAATGGTGTAGTAAAAACATTTGAGACCGTTAATCAGGGTAGTTATGACAGCGACGATATAATCATAACGTATTACTTTATTGATCCACCGGAGGCCTAAGTGAAACCAAATCAATATAAAAAGTATGTTCAAAAATGTACTCTTCAATTGCCAACAATAGTTTTTCGTATCTCCTCACACTCGATGAGATGCGAAAGGCTCTACCCGATGAGTTCAGACCTTCTTGGGTGAAGATTACAACGATCACAATGGTTTCAAGCTTTAAGCAGCAAATCGACATAAAGCGGCTCCGCAGCAAGTTTGAGGATATTGGGTCATACAAAATGAGACGCAAGGGAACTACAATCGATGGTTTCGAGTGGAAACTCAAACCCACAACCTTCTACAACCAAGTGACACTCACATATCATGATACCTACAGCACCAAGTCTATCAAAGTGTTTCCTAATGGGAGCATTCAAGTGGCGGGATGCTGTGACCTCTTCGACTGCAAACGCATCATCACCCAGATCGTTCATATTTTTAAAGTTTTTTTGGATTTGGAAATTGAGGTCTCGGAGAATTCGTTCCGAATCGTTATGATTAACTCGAACTTTAGTCTCAACTACAACATCAACTTAGTGAAGGTTGCGGATTGGTTCGAGCAGTACGATGATATTTTTAAAGTATCTTTTGAACCAGACAGATATTCAGCGGTTAAGATCAAGTTCAAACCAGCCCACGAGATGAAAGAGATTACATGTAGTATTTTTAGCACCGGTAAAATTATCATCACTGGTGCAGAGACTCTCAAGGAAATTGCATTTGCCTATAACATCATTAACCAGCATATCAACGAAAATCCCAGTATTCGGGTGTCACGCACAGAAGACACTGACGTCTTTGATATCTTTCTAGGATACAGGTGTGATTCATTCGTGGAGAAACTCAGAGAAAATGGTTTCGAATCTTGGATGAAAACAATTACCAACAGACAAATTAATTTCTAGTTAGATAGTAACAATATGTCTCAACGACTTGGCATGGCCGATGGTCGATGCTTCACCGTGAATACATCTGCTCAACTTTTTAATAACTATGTGATGAAAACTAATGGTATTTCTTTCGAGGATAACTATTCTTATCGCCAACTTCTCCAAAAGCAGGGTCCAGGTCTCCTGTCGAAGGTGCAGGAGGAACAGGGTAACAAAGATTGCAACAACTGCAACGTACCCCTTCTCAAAGTTCCCGATATTTACTGAGAGAAATCACGAAAAAAACTTTAGAACCTCTTTGTAGAATGTCATCATGTTCCATATGCCTCAATGAAGTCAAGGCGACGAGAAGTAATCCTTCACTTCGTTGTGGACATACGTTTCATTCCGATTGTCTACAGAGATGGAAAGATCAAGGTAAGAATACATGTCCCACATGTAGAAAAGTATTCGATGCTTCCCAATATAAGATTGTCGTTTCGATTCAGAACAATTACACAGCGGCGGCAAACTCTGTGTCCTTGAACGAGGAATCTATTTTCAGTGTAATTGATTTATTTGATTTAAATTTCGATGTTAGTGATACCTTAGATTTAGAGAGTATTCTTACGGACCTTGGGGTGAGTCTTGCCGACTTTGATTCCTCTATTTTTGACGCAGAATGAACTACAATACCTTTCATAGTTTAGACCTGGATAGTTTCGAGAAGCTTTTCGAGGATCTTTTATGACCTTCCCATCCGCATCAGCCAGAAGTGGTCCAGTTGCCCACCCACGCTTGTGACTGAATATATTCGCTTTAAAAACAATCCGCTTACCAACCCTGAATGTACCAGCATTCTTTATCCGTGATTCAGGGATGTTAAAGAATTTTGCAACAGATGTGATCGTATCACCGGGCTTAATTTTGTATTCTACGACACCATGTTGTTTATAAAAATGGAAGTCCCCTTGGCGGATGTAATTGGTGGGTCTTCCAGGACAGACAAACATCATGATTTTGTAGTACCCCTTTTTACATTTCTCAGTCGGTCCAGCCTTGTAAATCTTCTTCGGGTTGTCTGATATGACGCGATTGGGGAGACCCGTACAGTGGGTGTAGTTATGGTTACCATTAGAAAGTCCAGAACGATCCCCCGGAATGGACTTCTGCCACCTGTACGCCTCATAGTCACCAACGGCGTAGGCATAACAGTTATTATTCCCAATGCCAGTCTTGGTCCCCCACCTTCTATTTGTAAACTTACTTTCAGAACCACTGAGTGGTGGTTCTTTCATTTACAATTGCAACAGAAAAAAAATATCCACATGTAATAAATGATTCAGGAAGTTACCAAAGCTCAAACCAGATCTGATGCACTCACCGAGTTTCTCGTGTTCGTACTCGTCGTATTGATTAGCACGTTCCTGCTTCGACTCGTATGGAACCGTTCCCTCGTGAAGCACATCACCGTGCTCAAGCCCATCAACACCATGCTTGATGCTTTCACCCTCTCCATCGCCCTGTCTGTGATTCGTGGAATTTAAATCTTATTTATATTATAAAGAATGGCACGGTCTGACCCAATTATTATTATTGTTATACTATTGATATTTTCATCCATTTCCGCTGTGATTGCTGGTGGTTCGTGGTTTCTCAGTAAAGAGGAACAATCTGTAATAACGGATGCTATCGATATCAACGACTTTGACTATGACTATGACTATGACTATGACTATGACTATGACAGTAATGATTCAACTGAAAAATTTAGGTACGTAAAAATTCTCAGAGATAAAAGTCAGATGGGAGCCGCGGGTGTTCCCGGGATGGTAAATCATCATATCAATTTAATGGAAGTTAAGGTAATCTCCGATGGTGTCAATGTTTCATTAAACGCACCGGTGACAGCGAGTTCCACACATGCTGATTTGTCTCCAATGAATTTGACCGATGGGAATCTTTCGAGTATGGCTCATACCGAAACAGATGACATTGAATGGTTCCTGATTGATTTGGGTGCAGAATATCCTATTGATAAGATTGAAGTTATCAATAGAAGTGATAATGATTCAGCATCACGCACTCGGGGTATAAAAATTCAGCTATCTAAAAGTGCCGATATGAGTGATCCTAAAGAGTCTAATTTTGTTTCGGTAGCTCAAGCTGTACAAGCAACACCAAAAATTACATGGGTTC